CACAACAACCCAACATAACTCTCCCCTAGTCCGCCATAATTTTCCGTCATTAATCTCCCATCACTCCGTTATAAAACAATTCATCACTGATGGCTTTCGTTGTGCATGGTGTGACGTGCAAAGATTGTATTTGATCTTGTAAATTGGGTCCTACAAGGTGGATGTAATTCCTTTCTCGAACAGTGTTAATGTTCGCCCACCATTTAGCCCTGTCTTCCATTGTCTCTGCGCCACGGTAACATGTTGCCCTGTAACCTCCAGGCCATAAGTAAACTGTTGGGTCTGCCTCATAACCTTCCTGTAGCGGGTAGGCTCCCCCTGTCCCATAAATTACGGCTGTCCTCTGTACACCAGCTAATGATTTGATCAATAGCAATTCGTCCATGGCTGCATGGTTTGGATAGCGCATAGCCAATTTAGACCATTTTTCGTACTCTACTGTGTTGATATCACCCTCTAGCTTGCAAGTTCCGGAGATGATGCCTAATCCAGAGAACACAACATGTCCTTTCAAGCCTGAGTTGGTTACCAACTCATCATGGGCTCTGTCATTGTACGTATCTTTGCCACCGATTATACTAACTTTGTAACCAGCCATTGTTAATTTTAGTGCTAAAATTATTCTGGCAGTGGCGTGGCCACGGGCCACAGTAGGAGGACTTGTGTTCCCTACGTCAATGAATTTGTATTCCTGATTTCCTCGTGGAATCCGTGTTACATTGGCCCCTATTACTATGTGTCTGCATGTGCTAGTTCCTAGTTCTGTCAACACATTATTCAACCATTTCTCCCACGCTAAATTGCTCACTGCATTCCCTCTTGCTTTTGCGCCAGCTATTGTCAAATTTGTTGGATGGTTCCATACCGTGTAGTTTTTGCGAGCGTTCTCCTCCTCTTCGGTGCTAACGCAACAAATTGCTGACGCTCCCATGCAATTCACTTTCTGTATTCTCGGTGTCTCGCTGCTATGCGGTTGCCGGGTGTAGGAAGGGCCCGTCCGTGTCACTGCAATTCCACAATCTGCATCCGGTGGGTACCAGTGCAAACTTACATCAATTGTAGTCCCTTGTTGTTGGTTTACTCTTCCTAGAGGTTGTGGTATGGCATGTCGCCTTTCCTCATCTATTATGGTTTTCACACCATCGTACGAGTAAGTGTTGCCATCAATTGCAAAGTTCATGCCGAGCATATTGGCTGCCCAAGTGGATCTAGCTGCCAAGTTTTCACACGGTCTCGAACCGCAATATACCAAGGCTCCCCCGGCCCTACAATCTATATAATATGCAGAGATTGGGGGCAATTCAGTCGACCAACTCCATTCTATCCAGCTGAATCCAAAGGGTAGCACACAGGCGCTATCTGTGGGATTGCACACCCTAGATAACACTAACTCATCTACACCGTAATATCTGCCAGCTGCGCCGCACTGCTGTGCCATGTAATCAACGTAGCGTCTCAAGTGCCCCGATTCTCCATATCCACCCGCACATTGATGAGTCCATGTGTTCATATGATAGAATTTATGCTTGCGTGTGCTAGCTTGTGATACTAATGTTTTGAGAGCATTATCCCAAGTGTTATTAACGCGTCCGTTGGTCATTATTAGTGGCACTTTTGTTTGAATGTTGAAAGCGGCTAACCTGCAGTACGCTAGGACTAGTCCATTAGTGACTTTCAGCTGTATCACATAACTTTCTCCATCTGTCAAAATTTTATTTTCTTGACCTAATTGTAAGTCTACGAGTGTGTGTTCACTATGTTTGTACGCCATGCTGGCGGTCACCCAAAGACCTTTCGGGTGGAGTTTTGCTATCTCGTCCAGAGCCCTTATAGTGTAATAATACGCGTCTGTATCAATTTCTTGTATTGTGGAATTGTCAACTTCCTTATAATTGAGATAATGTATACCAGCGTTGCCAGGTGCTCTGGCTTCCCGGTTTAGACACCTGTGCATATGGCCATCGTTGTATAAGTGCCACATCATGCTATTTGTGAATCCATAAGGGATAACCCCGTGTTCACAAGTTGTTGCTGGATGGAATGGCTGCGTTGGCAAATTGTCCGTAATCTGCATTTGTATTCTATCAGTTTGCGTGGTTTGTTGTAACCAGGTGGTCAGTGTCCAGTCTCTGGCCTTCACCTGCTTTGTCGTCCTCCTGAGCACTGGGTGTTGATGTAGACTGTTGCTTTGGCGTGGTTCTTGGACATGCCAATCTAAGTTTGCGTTGTAAGTGTCAACCAGCTCATCGATTTTGCCAACGGCAAAAAGAATTGTATTGTTGCCCACTGAAATTTTTGATCCACCTTGTAATATCTCACAGCTCAAGCATCCCATTGAGAGGATTTGATCAGTATAGCTAATCAAATCAACTGATGGAATGGTTGAAATATTGTATTTCTTCACGCCGCGTTTGCACATCAACAGCCATTGGTAATTCACACCGTTGACTATTAATTCTGGTTTTTCCTGTAATTTAGGAGGTGTTATTGTACCCCCGGGGGGGGAGGTCATGCATGTGACGTTTGACCCCCAAAAATCCGACCTGTCCAGTTCTACGTGTTCCGAATGAGCACGTGAAGTGCTCCCACTCTTTTTGATGTGTTTGTGGTTTTCTCAACATCTCACTCAAACCACTCAAGTCGTTGCGTACTTCTTCCTCATCTATTTTGTAGTACTTTGCGGTGGCACCAATTACTGATTGTTCTTCATAGTAATTGGGCAGAGTTAGCACTTCACCATAATGACGGTTCACTTGCCGTCCTGTTTTAGTGTCTCCCAGCATCATGTTGTATGAGAGACACCTTTCTTTGATCACTTCCTCAGGGTTTTGGCTTACACCGTTAGTTACTTCAAACCTGTTTTTAAGTCTTACTATATCTGGCCCGGCTTGGAATGCTCCATCACTGTTTCTGCACACTATCATCTGCAGGAATTTCCCTACTGTTCTGTCCTGGCTAGTTTTGACTAGCATGTTCCAGTATGCTCTTGAATCTGCCTTGAATTTCCCAATGTCTATGTCCCTCTTTACCAGCATGATTCCATCATCTCCTAAAACAGCAAAGAAAGCCATGTTTTCACCCAACTCTTGCACCAATCTTCTATGCACAAATAGATTGACCAACACATTTCCCAATGCTGTTGTGACCTGCCCTGTCTGGCGCATGCCGTCACTAGTTCCTCGTACGAATGTACCTTTGTAACGCCATAGTTCATGTGCTGTACGCCATAGCTGCAAAATCCATGGTTGCACTTTCAAGTAATTGTAAACGGCAAACTCACAAGCGAGTGTGTCCTTATCAGTCTGTTTGTCTTGCTTTTCCAAGTCATTTTCCACCAAGGTTATGTGTTGGTTTGGGTCTGATACATTCCTAAATCTCGCACTTAGCTCATCTGGTCTTAAACCATCTGCATACAAAAATTGTGGTTTCAGCAAACTCTTTAATCTTCTCTTCGCTTCAAGGAAAACTTGACTAAATAGTGCGGTTATGCCTTTTTGTTGCCACACTATGATACGCACTTGTTGTTCACGCAGCATGTTGATGGGTTTAGTTTTCAGTAGTGCCTCCATTTTCTGGTGTACGTTCAAACTAGGTATTGGGTGATTCAACAAGCCCTCCTTTTCTATGGCGTCAATTTCTCTGTCTATGGCTTTGTTGCCAGTTCTCATGGCTAACCACTCTTTCACACCTTTCCAATCTATTGTAATTTCAGGTAATGCGCTTAAGATATGGTCAGCCTCTGATTTGAAGTAAGTTTTCTTAAACTCAGTTAACTCTGTTATTGGGTCAAGTTTGACGCGCCTGAAAACAACTTGGTCTTCCATTCTGATGGATGTTGCATTCAACTCACCGAATATCATCTTTGTTAGTACTGGTCTAGAACGCAAAGGGAATGGCACTAGAGTTATTTTGTTTGTGTTTACAATAGTGTCAGGCACCTCAGATGATTTTGGGTTTTTAAGTACTGGTTTGTTGGTTGGTGCAAAAACTCTTACTAGTTCTACCTGGTCTTTGTCTTCCCAAAAGTTCAACACGGCTAATGGTATGGGTTCCGCATCACTTTGTTGTAACGGGTCTTCACTACTATCTTGGTTTGGTATAAATGGCAGCCATGGTCTAGGGTCAACAGTGGTACTACAACAAGTGTTGAGGTGTTGCACGTCATGAGCTTGGGCGAACACTAGATCCTCTATTGATTTTGTTGGGAAGTCAACCCGATATATATTTTGTTGTTTCCATTCGCTTACTAGGGCCATTGCAGCTTCTGTCACTGCCTGGTTGTTTGGCACGTATTTGATTCGTAATGTTCTGTCAAGGCTCAATTCTAGACGGTTACCCAATGCATACGTCCTCCTTGGTTCGCCAATAGTCTCATTGATCCGTGTAGTCATTATACAGCCTAATATGTCCACACCTGCTGGCACGCTGCCACTACTCCATGTCAACAAAATTTTTCCTTCAGGTACCTTAACGCTCCTATGCAATGCATTGAGCAACTCCCACTCCCCATTCTTAACCAGTTCTTCTACTTCTCTAATTTTGTTCTTTGGCCAACCAGCCTCAATGGCGTCATGGTCTATGAACACAGATGGGTACAAACTTGCCAAGTGTGTTTTTCCCGTTCCAACTGGCATTATGATTGCAGCCTTCCTAGTTTTCCAGTTTCCGTCACCCCCCTCTTGTTGTGCGAAGCTAAGTTGGAAATCATCCTTCTGGTTTCCTCTGATTTTTGCTGGTTTTTCGTGATATTCTGGGTCGTCTTCAAACCATTGCACACGGTCTTGATTTGTGGATGACTTGATTCCTTTGGCACGTGCTGTACGTACCAGCGTCATTGGATTGTATATTAAAACTTCCCCTTGTTTCAAAACCTCACCCATAGGCCTGTCTTCTTGTATTGAAAGCACCTTTGCCCTTGTGAACTTATCAAGTATCGTGTTCTTCATTTCTAAAGACAGTCCACTAAAGCTTGTGTAATTGACTGGCCCTTCAATGCCTGCTTCAGCCATTAACTCTTTCCATTGGTTTTCTATTGTTTGTATATTTGTCCCATTTAACCATGTCGAGGTCTTTCTAGTTAACCACTGTGTTGTTATTTGGGCTGCCCATGCAGCTGACCCCTTCCCATTTTTCGGTTGGGCACCGTCTAGCTCTGATATGCCCATGGCAGCTGCAAAATGGTAGGGGTTGGCACCTTTGGGTAGTGTGGCGTTTGTTTTATAAACCATGGTGCCTACTCTATAAAACCATAGACCATTTCTTGAAGGCATCACACTCTCTGCGGTGGGTGCCCAAAAAATGCAGGGATCTACCCGCGTTGGTACGTCATGGCCAGTGCAATCTGCCATTATATATGCATAACGCGCTAGCAATTTCTCATCTGCACCATAGTAAATAGCGCAACACCGGTTTAGTATGCCTGCCCATTCCAATTTAGCTGGAGCAAGTATGCCACCGCGTGCTTTTGAACAGTTTAGATTGACTGGGCAATTGCTCGCTGTACTGTGGCAATAGACTGTCGATTTATACTCGTTTTGGTCCTTCCCTGGCCCAAACTTCAATGTCCTCTCATTTACACTTTTGATTGTTCCGCCTATTATTGTGTAGTAATATTTTTTCGCCCCAAATATGTAACCGATTAATCTCGTAAACCGCATTTCTTGGTTTATTCCTGACACACATTTTACAACAATATTTAACCAACCTATCCGCTGCAACACTGCATCGTATATCAAATTAACACCTAGACCATCACCATCGTAATCAAATTCAGCGTTTGCGCAGATTCTTATTTGGTTTGTTTCCAATTTATCAGCAGCGTTTTCAATGATCTGTACTATGTTTGCCCAATATGTGAGGTCTTTATCGTCTTTGGATAGGATAGTATCGTAATCGAGGTTGTGTAGCCCTTTGTGTGTCACGTTACGTATTTCGTTAGTCTCTTTTGGCCTGTACAACCCTGTACTATCAGTTCTGGGTTCGTGCACATCCCAGATATTTTTAGTTGGTTCATTAACCGTTATTGTGATGACCCTAGTTGTTATGGTGTTATATCCGAGGCTTGGGTAGGTTGAGGATTTGTTAGCACTCTTAACCAATTTCGTGTTTGAATCCATGGTTGGTATTATATCAAGGATCTCTACCAACGATAAATTTTGAATGAAACTTTTCCCCCTGTTTTCTTTGCAAAGATCTTCCATCATCGTTAATGGACCATAGAGTTCGCCATCTCTGCCCACATATTTCCCACTTTTAAGTTGATAGGGCCACACCTCTACCAACAACTCATCGATCAACCATACCCGTGCTGACTTTGGGTCCATTGATGACAATCTACCTACTATCATGGCATTTAAATTTGCGTTTTCACATAAATGTAGGTGAGTTGAACCAATGCTAATGTAAGGGTCCATATTGTCAGGCTTTACTGCAGCTTGCACTGCTATCTCTTCCCCCTCGCAGTATAGTGTGATTTCATCCCAAGTAATCATTTTGGTTTTGTCTTCTAGTATGCTATACGTTATACCATGCTCATCAACGTGTTCACTAATTCGTTGTTTAAGACCTGTAGCTACTAGGAACCAAGCTTCTAGCCCGGCAGCCACTGTGTTGGCGTTTTTGATCACGTCGTACTCTAGTTGTGTAACACCTCCTACCTTGTCATGTAAGTTTGTTATTGCTTTTGTTAAGTTTACGTCTGGTATTGATGACCAGTACTTGTCCAATCTTTCAACCGGCAACTGCTCCTGCAAAGGATGGGTTGTGGCCGGTTCCCTCAACACATAAAAGCCATTATCTATCAATGTTTCAGGGAACATGGTCGGGTCCTCCTCATCAAATAGACCTGTTAGGTCTGCTTGTTCCAGTCTGTATAATCTATCCGGTGCAGTGGCCACAAACGTTGTCGGGAAAAGATTAGACCATTCATCCCCTGTTTTGGTCTGCAAGTGAAGTTTATGCATCCCCTTCCAAGTAATATTTTTATCATTGTCTAATTCAGTCATAGTTGCCATAAACAAATCTGATACGTTTCTAAGATATTGAGTTCTGTTGATTATAGTTAGTTTGCCTGCCTTCTTAAGTAGTGCTGTCATGTATCTGTTTTCCCCCTTGTGGATTACAAATGCTAAATTGCCCTCACACAATCCCTTTCGCATATGGTCTGACCTGGTTAAGTCAAAGAGGTGGTTGTAATCCTGCGTCAAGTTATCATTTTTCCCATAATCTGCAATCCCGTTTTGTAATACTTCAATGCTGTGGTATAAGTGATGTTGCATTGCGTCATAGTTATGCACTTTGACCTTCCTACTGTTAATTTCGTCCAAAGGGTACACACGTACTAATTCTCCAATAGACTTCATGTGTTGCAATGACTCCATATTCGTTCCGTCAAGTTCTGCGCGTGGTTTGGAGCTTCTATTCCATAATAATCGTAGTCTTAAGTATATAAAACAACCTACAATGTAATCATCATCTCCTAGAGTGCTAGTAATGATAACATCTTTACCTATTGCACAAACTGGTACTACTGCACCAGCGGCAGTAAGTGCTCCGTATATTTGACCGAATATTAAGCCACTACTGTCGTCTATCGGTGCTAATTTTGTGACATTTTGATATTGAATAACTGTGGCCACTGTTAACCAATTATCTGTTTGCTGCCTCCCAAGCTGTAGGTCACGTGATATTCTGTGGTCGTATGACCGCATAGTTCTGGCACATTCTCGTGCTAATCCGCTCTCCAGCTTTGATGTGTTGTTGTTTAGTATTTCTTTGATCATAGCTTGTGCTGTGGTGCTAGAAGCGACAGTTGGACGCCCATCACTATACAACGTCCACTTCTCAAGCACCGACACTACACGACCTTCGTCATTGGGTTCCTGTATGGTGGAGATTTCTAATTGCATAGGACGGTCGAAAACAGTTGGACGTAATTCGTTGGCAAGTGTAAACGTTATGTTTGTCATTATAACTGAGCAATGGTCCTCAGTAAAGTGTAATGCGACTGTTCGTCTGCCCTGATGATGTTGATAGAGGGTTGCCATGTTACGGTATAGTATTACACAATTCAAACCAAGCGTAATTACAATTTTAGCGGCAGTCAAGTTTGTTATACCTTCACTAATTGACTCACTAATGTTGAGGGCGTTAGCAGTTAATCTGACAGCATTTGTTTTATTAAGTGGGTCCAAATTCATGGCGTGACATATAGAGTAGTACACGCACGGTCCAGCTTCCAGCTGGGTGCCGTCTAGCTGTGGGTCCCAGCACTCTAACGAGTCAATTTCTCCGGCTGTCAGTTCCCGCTGCCAATTTCCGAGAGGATGCCCACTGCTTGTCACATCTAAGCCCAACATTTGGCCTGGCAAACCTAACTGCAACGGTATCGTGGGACACCACGGTTTTATTCCCGATGTACTCGGATTCCAAAATATGTCATCATCGCTGGTATGCACAAAAGTTAGGCTCTGGTTTGTCTGGGCTTTGTAAAACCTGCATATTGCTTTGCACAATGCATCAGCTCTTGCTGTCTCGAATTCAAGCTCTGGTGTGGTGTCTAAATTTTCACGTAGTTCTTGCAGCATAGCCGTGGTTACAGTTTGGTTTTTCCCCACTATTACGGCTTTACCTAGTTTTGCCATTCTATCTGCCCAGAATGGTTGGTCAAAGGCAACTGGGTCAATTGCCATTGGTGTTTTAGCTATAACCGCAGCAGCTGTGGTTCCTGCTCCTCCATGATGAAACATGAAACAATTCTTTCCAAGGATTCCCGTATAGTTTACATACGGCGTTAAATGTACTGTACTCGTCGCAGTCGTGTATGAGTGGCCCACACCTATCGCTGATAAACTAGTGTCTGACTCTGTGCTCATTAGGTTGGCGTCCAATTTGACTTTAACGTTTATTGAGTTTGCAACTACTATTATTGTTCTGTAACCTAGTTCTTGCGCGTTGTTCACTCTCCGCATGATTCGGTCAGCTAGGTCTACAGGGGTCATTGAGCCGTAAGTTATGAGGGCCATGTCGTTGATTTTGTTAGCAATTGGCCTCACTTCTTCTATCCTGTTGTCGCCCCAAGAACCAATGAACTCATGGTCATTGATTGGGTTCATAGCCATGGATAATGACTTCTCCAATTGGTATATTATAGGTATTTTCCTCTGTAACACAGCGTCAAAGCCAACACTTAGATTTTCTCCGTCACGTTCTAAATGGTGACGGTTGAGCTGCAGCACCATTTTGTCGGTTATTGTCAATATCATCCGTGTTGACTTGCTGCTATTCTCTTCATCTACACAACTAAATGGCATGGGTGACAGATGTATGATTGGCACTTTTAACCATGTTGCCACGAGGGCACCTTGTGGGGCTATCGGTGTGCTGATTACGAGGTCAGTGCCCAGCAATTGGCTGTAGTCTACACCCTGCATCCAGTTCATTTGTGATTCATTAGATAGAGCTGCTGTTATATCCCACGTTTCTAAAGCTTTAAAATAACTATCTAGGGATTTTTGAATGCTCCATTGACCCGCTACAATTTTACAGTTTTCTGTGGATGGGAATTTATTAGCCATCTCTTGTGGGCATACGATGTTTAGTTTACATCCCTGCAAGAGTAAAGCAGCAGCCGCGGCTAAGCTTGGTCTTAGGTCACCCATGGATCCAAGCACCACCAATGTGATCGTGAGATCCTTCACACCGTCTGGAATACGTGATTTAATTACGAATCCCAATTTAATTAAGTCGTGACTAATGGCAGAGAGGTGTTCTGTGATTGCAGCACTGTCCAGTTTCATGTAATCAATTTTCAGTCTTTGATTGAGGTTGTCATATAATCCGGTGTCATAATCCATGATCGGCCAATTCGGACTCTGTTGAACTTCTTTACATAATAATACTAATTGTTCTATCTCTACATTCAATGTTGACTCTACACCAGTGGTCATTAACAAAGCTGTTGTGTCTTTCACAAGGGCTTGACAATTGGCTTTCAACATTCGCAGCTGCATTAATTTTACGTTCTGCGTCCGCATTGCTTGTAGTAATGCGTTGATCCGTTTGGTTGCTACTGCATAGTCGTATTCTTCGTTTAGATGGTTGTATAACCAAGCTGGTGTTAGATCTGTTCCCATTATCGCAGCTTCCAGTTGTTCATTTTGTTCCATTGTGAATTGTGGGAGGTTCAAAACTTGTTTAATTAAACTGTCATCAACTTCACTGTGACGACCTTTGCCCCCGGTGGCAGGCACTGTCTGATAATTAGAATTGCCCTGGTAAACGGACCAGTATTGTGTGATATTGCTAAGATGTGAATGGAAAATGTCCCTTGGCAGGTTTTTCCTGAGGTCTACATGGGTTACATATGATCTGCTCAGTTCTACGTTCCCGAACATCGTTTTTTTTTTCCTGTTGAAGTCCCGGTAAGTCATACGAATTTGTTTTAATTTATTGCCTGCCTCAATTAAAGATTTTTCCTTGCTTAATTTAGTGATCAGTTGTGTTAATTGAGTGGGGGTTAGTGTGAACCCTGCTACCTCCATCATCCTAGCCAGCGATCCCAAACCTATGGCTTTCATGTGGTTCATCGTTGGCGCTAACAATCCATAGTTTTCGTCATCTATGTTTGATGCAACTAACATGTTGCAAGCTCTTCTCACGCCCTCGTAGTCGCTATAGTTCACCATCCAGATAAAAGTGGCAGTGTCTAATGCTTCGTCAACCCCAAGCTTGAATGTGTCATAGTATGCTGTCGTGGTGTATTCTGTCATATTCATTAATGAACGTGTGGCATTTAGTAACTTTTGGAAATCCATGTCTTCCCTCAGCATCCTTAATTCCAAACTTCGTACTAATCGTTTGTCCACTGAGAATTTATGCACCATTATAGGTTGCAGTTTGTTCTCAATTATGCCCAAAATGTCAAGATTGATTATTGGCAACTCCAGTTCTATTCTGTCACCTCTTTCCAAACAACTTGTACTTAAATGTATTAATTCTGGTCCAGTGTAGTATTGCACTTCGTATACCACGAACTGGTCTATGCTGTGCCTGGCCACCAGTAGTAATCCTTCGTATTTGGTTTGTAGTTGTTTTTGCTTTAGCACCCCTTTCTCTACAAATTCAACCCACTTTTTATCTACTTTGAATGTGGCTCCACTTACACCCATGCTAATCACTGTTTGTGTCGCTGTGTCTAAGGTTTTATTCTTTGGGTTACTGAGTTTCGGTATAACCACTAACAAGGTCTCGGCTCCAATATCCTGAATGATTTCCAATGGGTCGGTATCTAGCGAATCTGGCATGATCAGTGCTGTCTTATGGTATGGTGATAGTAATGGCATGGTTGAACAAAGAGGTCCATACCCTTCCTTTTGTGAGGTAACTGCTCTTTGCATGTCAGATAGATCGACTCTGTCAGCATCATCTTTGTGCAGGAAAGCTTTACTCAACTGTAATCTTTGCATTGTTTGATTGTTGATTTTTGTGTACAAGTTTGCGTAAGTTTTGCTATTCTTGGACAGTTTGTGTGGGGAGTACCTGGTGTTGAACTGTGATAGAGAAACTCCAACATTCGTACAGCTGGTGAATACATCAGCATTATGTAGGTTATATTGCAAGTTGTGCGCTATAGTATTAATGTGTAACCAAACGTTCTCTTGTAGATCAAATGTGTCAGTGGTTATCCCGATCTCTGCACTTTGATTCATAGAACGGGCTAACTGGTGGTTAGCGTTAATTGGTATCATGCTAGGTTTTGCTTCATCCCTCAAAGCTCTGCTTTGCATTTTACCAACCCAATTTTTAACCATGACTCCCACTTCATCGTTTTGTTCACAATGTTCTGTGATGTCTTGTACTAAATTTGGAATGCTGAAGGCACGGGGGTTAGTCAACTTGGCAATCATAGTGCCAATTTTGTAACTGAAGGATCCCTCTATACCCCGTAGTACATCGTCTAAAAGGTTCACCCTTGTATAACATGGGTGCATCACTTGCATGTAGTTGGCAGGTACGAATTTTAATTCTGAACCAACAACATAAGCAGCAAATCTGTACCCAGACGGGTTTTCTACCGTTGCTATCACAGTGTTAACCAATGTATTTGTGTTTGTTTTCAGCGTGTGGACTTTCATGTTTGGATGTTCTAGCTCAATTCTTTCTTTGAGTTTTTCGTAGCTGTTGTTATGGACATCTGCCCAACTATTGAATCCAAGTTTTGTTAGTATCATCATATATTTTGAGAAGTTGTTGGCAAGCCAGTCATTTACCATCAGTGTTGTATAGATAAGCTTGAAGTCATGTGATGTGAACAACCCTATGTCATTGAACCAGTCTTCTACATTGCCTGTGTCCATTAACTTTTCAAGCATTTGTTCACCCTTATCGTTGGAGTTGTATGCCCTATGGGCTGTGTTGATAGAGTTCGAGCTTATTTTCAGAATTGAGTTGTTATCTTTATCGACTATAGTAAAACCGGTGGTTAACCTCAGAGTAGTTGTGCTATGCATGTAATACTTTTCACCTTGGAAATAGATTGGCAAAACTAGTCCACCCATTGCCAGTGTGTTCACACAGAATTGTAATATTATTAACCTCATTTTTGCTACTTCAGGGAGTAATATGGCATGCTGCCAGTTGATTGTGGCTTTCATTGTGGACTTCAGTTCTGCCTCCAAAATTGCTACGTCTCTTGCTGTGATCATGCCAGTGTTATCCTCTAACAATTGCACAGTGAGGCCAGCCATTACTTTAAATCTGGCTAGCACCATACCGTAAGCTTTTAGAGTCAGCTCATCCCAGCGGTCATGAACCTTGAGATCAATTTTTATTCCATATCTTTGTTCATGATTTTTTTTTGTTTGATTGAATAGGTTTGGGTCAACTCTGGATAAATGTTCTGTGCAGTTCAGGTCTTCCAACGTTGGTTGTAAATCTACGTCAATATGGCTTAATAGCTCGTTCCAATGTTCAAAACTTTCCCTGCGCAGTGAGTTGGTCATACTACTGCACAGTTCTGTGATTCTCCTGCGTATATTTTCATGTAATTTGTCTATTTTGGTTTTTAGCTTTGTGGTGCTGTTTTTGATGAGATTTAGAATAGCAAACACTCCGTTCTGGCAAGTTTTTATTGTTGTCCGTGAATGACTCCTTGAGTTAGCTCCTGCGCTTTGCTGTGTCAAATAATCATGCAGGTTGGTTTCTAGTTCCCTTGTGTTTGCTGTAGAGCTCATGTGGGCCATTGATGAAAATAGCTGATCTGCGTTACATTCCTCATAAAAGTCTACATACCGTCCAATTCCTGCACCCGCCCCTATTGCAACTCGCTCGTGTAACGGTTTTTGGGGATTCTGGAGGTGGTCCCCTATTGTCACCCAAACGAGTCTGGTTGTTGCTCTTGTTGCTGCTGACACCACATATTGTGGGTCTACATCTATGAAGTTGGCCTGGCCGTAAGGTTTCTCTTGCAGTACCAAGACGTTGGGTCTCTCCTGTCCTTGGAAACTGTGTACTCGCTCTGCTGAGACGTTTTTAAGCTTCAACGTGTTTAATATGTTCTGTAGTTTTTCAGCTTGGGCTCTGTAGAAACACAAGATTACATTTGGGTTGTGCACGGTTACTAGTTCTTGTATGAGTGCTGGAGTCACTTTTGGTCTTGCATCCATGTGTATCTCTGTGGTTTTTGGCTCTCCTATGTATGAGTAGCCCCCTTTCCTAATCTTACTAATTTCTGCACATGCTGGGTTGGCTACCCTACGTTGTTCGTTAGTCCTTATTTTATGTTCGTTTGGAATATGTCTCAACACACTTGATTTGTCTCGCTGCCCTGCTGATTTGTTAAAATCAATTTCTGCAACTTGGGTCATATCACCGTAGTATTCAATTTTCATTCCTGGTCTTAACAATCTACAAACATCCATAAGCCTCAACAATGATGCTTCATCAAAATATATTTTGCTATAGTTTTTGATGTTGAACCTTCCAGTCAACACTGATTCTAGACTAAACACATTGTCTGTTAAGTGGCGTTTGGATTTGTCTTTCTTCAGCTTAGTTTTTAAACCTTGTATTCCACCTGACGTCAAACATACAGCACATGATCTTTGGGTCAACTTACTTGCAATTGTGTATGTCTTACCCCATCCTCCAGGGGCTTCCACGCAAGTTTCCGGTTTCAGAGCGTAAGGTATCATAGCATCATCCGGAGGGTTAAGGGTTAACCCCACTATGTTTCTGATTGCGGATCCAACTGACTCTGAGTCCAAATATATTTCAACTGTGATACCTGGCGGGTATTGGTTCCCAACTACTACTAGTGTTGTGTCCTGGATTCTAGTTTTAAGAGTGAAGACAACGGTTGGCACTAATTTACCGCCAGCCGCTATGTAGATAATATCTAAGTCCTTGAGTTTGAGTCTGTTTGGTAGTTTAACACAATGTGATCCAGCAACCCGGATTACCTCTGAACTCGTTTTAGATAATCTCGGTAGTTTCTCATGCTGCGATTCATGTAGCATTGGCATCAGTTTGCTCACAACCAAGATTCTCATTGAGGTAACCAGTGATGCTTCGCATTCTAGTTCAAAACCTGTGGTGAGCCCACTCCCAAAATTCAATGGTTTGATCATCGGCTCACTGTTGATCGCGTTGGTTAGGGGATTCATATACAATTCTGCCAAGGCACTTATCGCGCCCGGTAATTTCACGTTTGCATTACCAAGATGGAGTGTGTTGTTTTCTCCATCACCTGCCTTCAGTATGTAACTTCCCTCGACTTTTGTGATGGTGACAGCTTTAGTTGGGTTAGATGGTATTTCATCATTCATTATAATGTTTTCCAGTGTGAGTCGCTCTAGAATGTTAAGGTTGGAATACTCCTGCCCAGGGAATTCTTTGGTAACGATTTTTCCCATCTTTTCTACTGAGAGGAAAACGTCGCTGGTTACCATACATGTTGGAACGGTTTTCCAGTTTACTTGTACTGGATACCAATGAAAAGCTTGTTTCCCGAGCACTGTACCATGACAAATAATAGCGAAATCATAAGACAAATTGTTTCGATAAAATTCGGCCACATTGCCTGACATCACCACCAGGTTTATTCCTAGTTTCTCTCCAGCCTTGGCGATTTCTTCGCCAGTTTGTATTGTCGCATTTGGGAATGTGTTTGTTACGAGGTCCATGTCTAAACCTGTTTGATAGGTTATAGCTTGAATACCACACTGAGCCACTGTCATTGCAGTGTTGTAAACCTGCACAACTTGTAGCGATTGAGTATGTGCTACAGATTTTCCTCTAGGCAGCCATGGTAGAACACTCAACCTACCTTGTGTTTCAACTGGCACTGAGATTGGGTGGTTGAATTCGGTCATCAAGACTTTCAATATTTCATGGTGTCCTTTAGCTATTATCTGGGCTGATAATATACTAATTTGTTCAGCATCAAGATCCGCTGGTCCATCTTGCTCTTCTTCTTCTTCCGATGGTGGCGAGTACTTCTTGGTTTCGGTGTTGACATGTTCCCATGGGCATTCATTCCATATTTGTGGATGTGGTGTTGTGCCAAACTGTTTACTTATTTCGTGTGTGTACAACTTACCACATACTACACAGGTGTGGATATGATCGTAATCTGGGCCCAACGCTAACCTCCATTTACTGTTCCATCCCCATACGTTGTGTGTTGCAAACCATGCAGCTCCGGCAGTAGGGCTCATTGGGAGATTATGTTGACTGGGTTGTGTTTGCCAATCATCTTCTAATTTGTTACCTGGTCCTCCAGCATGCCATGGACAGGCTCCTTCGTGGGTGTGATAAGGGTTCTTATAGTTATGTTCATGTGAGAACCATTTCCCGCAAACATGGCAGGTGTGTGCATGTTGATTGTCTAGGATTGGTATGACCCTTCCTGCAGTTTTCTTTTTTTCCCCACTATGTTCTTCATTGTCATCTGTTTGTCTGCTTTGATGACTCAGCCCTTGTTTAAGGTTTTGTGATCTTACTATGTATTTGTCAAGTTCTTCATCATTCTCATCGGCTTTATCACATGCCTTACACCTTGTGTAACATCCTTCGATTTCACAACATGTACATTTTACTGGTTTGTGTTGGCACACTCCTTCACAATTATGATCATATTGTTTGCAGATGTGCGTGCATTTATGGCTAACGAAGCATGGAGGTGAGCAGTCATCACAAGCACCCCCTTCACTGTCTACGGTTAATCTTTTACAGCAGACACATTGGTTTGCGTGTCTTAACAATGTGGTCCAAGGGTGAGTGCATAAATTGATTGAATTTCTTTTCGGCATAACAATAGTTTCTATTTTGAATGCTCCTGTGTTACACCAGTTTGAAATTTCATTGAAAACTGCTTCTCCGGTTTCTAGACCTATAGTTCCAGTCGCAACTCTATTTATCTGTGTTACAACGGAAGCAGCAGCCTCGATCCCGTCAATACCCACTGCTTGCATTGCTATGTGGGCCATTATAGAGGTCCAATCACGGATTGTTTCAGATGCGGCCTGTTTGATGTCATAATCTTTAGCGAAAATTCTCACCATCATCTCACGTGATTTGATAGCTCTGTGCATTAGGATGGTTGCGACATATGCATGATGTAGAACGTCATCTTTCGTTACATCAAAGTTTCCTATGGTTCTATCTGGCAGGTTGTATTTCCTGTACGCGAAACCGAGAGCCGTTGTAATGTTTGTCTGAAGGGAGATTTCTGTGTTCCCTAAGTTCCGAGTTAAGATTGCTCTTAACAGACCCACATGCAATTTGGCTTGCTTTTCTACGATTGTGAACATACCTCCCATCGAAGCCATTGAATCCAGTTTCAGCATTGGTAGTCTGAATTCCTTTATTTCAGGTTTCGTGTAGCTGAATGACTCTAAATTGCTCCCTTCAATAGTCACTTTGGTTAATTCATACAGAGATAAACATTCTCCTCTATTTAATAGTGACACCAAGTAAACGTCATTATTTAACATTATAGCTTTTGATGTCAAACATACCAAGTCTTGCACCAGACATGTCAAAGTCAAGTTTAAGTCATCTAATTCTACGTGGATGGAATTATTGTTTTCGTAGTAAATGCCAACTTTGTCGGGATAAATGTGTGTGTCAGCGCGGTAATATGTGGGAGCTGATATGTATAAATGACTGGCGCCTGTGGGTATGTCCGCTAATTGTGTTTGGGTTAACTCATAGAGATTTGCTGGGCTAGTTATGTTGTCAAAAGCTTTCATGAAGTCTCCATTGGAAGCGTACCTAATTGTGGCAAGCTCGTTCAACTGCCTCTCTGCAAAATACAGAGCTGAATTGCATGCTCCAGTGCCTTTACCATTAGTGATTCCGAATTGTGGATAACTCCTCTTAAGTTCACTGAGTTGACTTGTTGGTAATGTGTGTTGTAAGTTAACGGTTGTTAGATGTACTCTTGCTAAATTTAGAGCGACCATACGTAAGTCGTGGTTCATACTGATCGAACGCCATTGAGCACCACCTTCCACATCCATACCCAATATCCTTGTTACCAATTCAAGACCTGACCTGCCGAACACACGTTCACTATGGTTTTGTCGAAATATCTCTAGTGTGGTGGCGGGTTTAATGAAACAGGGGTTGAAACAGCTGCTACAGCGCCATTTTAAACTTAGCTTTAAATAATCTATTAGGTTTTCCCCATCCTCAATAAATCTTGGTTTTTCTTCTTGCACACCAATACTTGTTGCAGCATTTTGCATCCATCCAAGTACTGGTTCAACTCCTCCGGGATCAAAATGAGTGGGCGGCTTATTAATATTTGCTAGGCCCATCAAACCACCTAGTTGCTGGAGCATATCGTCCCCTTGAGGTCTGTCAGTTAAACATATTAATGAAGCACAGTGCCAACAGCGGAACAATTTTGGATTGTCCACTTCAGGTACGATGGTTCCCAGTTCCCCCATTGACGAATAAGTTATTGGTGTCAATATCTCTGTAGTAGAGTAGACCCTTTTTGTATATTTAGCTACAGTCAGTCTTGGATACCACTTGTAGTTTTTAAGCCAATGTGTCGTTCTATACATCTTTCCTCCCACGCACTCTTCCTCATAATTTGATATGGTTGAGAGTAAAAATTCTTTTGGTGTAGGTAAGGATTCATTTTGAATTGTAACCTGTTGGTTCATAAAATTCATCCCAAACTTCTCACGGTTAATGACGTCTTGAAGACCAGCTGGTACAGCGAAAATTTCTGGTTCCATTGGCTCTTGTCCGTCTGTGAATATTTTGTTATGCGTGCATACATCGAATTTAGTTGTTACTCCTTGTTGTAAGGTAACGTCAACTGTGTTCACGTCATACTCCTGTATCCAAGCTAATTGGTGTTGACCAACGGTTGTTATGGTTTTGATGTCAACAAAATCGGGTTTGTATGGTTTGACATCGCTAATATTTATTGGTTTTGATGCATGCCAGCGGTATCGTTCTGGTTGTAGTGTGCTATAACAACTTGACTCAACAATGCCGTGCTCATCTATACTGCTCATCAATAAATCGCCCTCAAGATTGCACCTAATTAGGGCATTTGCACCCTTAAATGGTGTTAGTGACAAGTGGTTTTTGCAGGATTTGTATGAATTGTTGCCGCTTATATCGATTTTAGCGTACAACGGAACTTGTGTGTACACGAGGCTTTGACCGTTGAAAATGATGTCTTTATCCAATGTGTCAGCTAAAGTTAAGATTTTCAAAACGCAGGCTGCATCCCTACGCTTCTTCTTGTGTTTGTTTGACCGCTGATTGCGGCGTTTATTGTTTAGAATCCTGGTAATATGATCATCAATCAATTCGTCTAGACTAGTTTCATTTTCAGGTTCCTCTGGGTTGTCAGTAGTGCTGTTGTGATTGTTGTGATGTGCTGTTACAGGTTCATTACAATCCACATAATATTGTCTCAAACTGCTCCCAAACATTTCATTAGTAATATTCTCTGGTTGAGTCATGTTGTCGTAGAAGTTAATGTCTGTGTTTGCGTACTCTGTGGGAGAATTGACGGTGTGGTTTATGAAATCTCGGTCACCGCCAATTGGTATTGGATCTGCTCCACCGTTTGCTGCCTCATATGCAGCCAATTTTCGCCGATACTGGCGCAGCAATTTCTCCCGTTCAAATTCATGACATTTGTATAATGGACAGCCCGGGCAATCCAAATATTGTGTTGGCCATACTGGCTTTTCCCATGCAGGTTCTAGCTCTGCTTGCTGATAATCACAACAGAATTTGTCCGAACATTGATAACCTTGGTTGGTTATTACAGAGAAATCAATACTCACTGGAGTGGAGTCGATAGACCCTCTGTCCGAAGTGTGTAGTTGTACAGCTGTGGTTCTTAATTTGACTAATTGAATTGGTCCACACATAATCTGTGCAAAGATCAAAGCTATGATAGCCAAAACCATGAGATACTTTTTAAAAAGAATTGTCCTAATTTTAAGTTTGCGAGCACGTCTGCGCATTTTAGTTGCTAGTGTTTTCGGATTTGGGCCGGTTTCTGTCTGCTGATGACCACAACCCAATTTGTCAGTGGTGTCATTGCGGTTGCTGTGGTTTTTAATCACATGTTCTGAATTAACACTTACTGGAGAAGAGTCAATGAGTCCCCTGTCTGAACTGTCCAGTGCACGGAGATCAACACTTGCTGGGATAGAGTCGTTATTAGCATTATTTAGTTTATCAGCTAGGAGCTGGTTATTTAAAGCGTACTTAGCCTGGTTGTCCTTGTACATCTCAACCACGGAAAGATAAGACTCGTTCTCTAAATGGAGGTCCGCCATGAGTTTGGTTACGTATGTCGCGACCATGTCATCGGACGATGATTTGTTGTGATAACTAATGTAACGTATTAAGGTCTCATACATTAATTTAATCCACGCCATTTTATAAGGACAGCCAATAAATTTACAGTCCACTTGGAAGCCCATCCGGTAAGCTCCGTGCATGTTGGTGGCTTCCATACACTCTCTATGTGATTTTGTCAACTTAAAATCCCCGACTATCACATAAGAAGTACCATGGTAAGCATCTGTGTTGAGGATAAAAACACCAGGTTGGGTCACCTGTGCCAGCAGTTGTTCCTGGCGATGTGTGATTGGGGGTGCTTCCGGTGCCAAAACAAATTTCAGTTGCATGCCGGCAACCATGTTAGTTTTTTGCATTCGTTGCACCGCTTGATTAATTTTATGCCCTGCCTTTGAGTTTAACTTAACATCTGGGCAGGGCTGGCAAACGCTAAGTTGGTTGTTGTTGATTGTTGAGTGAGTTGGAGATAAAGTGGTGGAGAAGGAGGGTTGTACCTGTC